GCGGCAAACCGGCTCGCGCCGCTGGCGGCGTATGGGATGACGCAGAGCGCGATGCCGCTGTCGGTGCCGCTGGAACTTGAGCACGTCACGCCGATGCGGACCTTCGGCATGGTGGATGATCGGTCGCAAGGGTTGCGCCTGTTCCGCGAGCGCGGTGCCGAGTGGGCGGACACGTATCGCAAGCTGGTGCGCCGGCTGAACGTGCAGCACTACGTTCGCACCTGGCGGTGGTGCATGGTCGACATGGACACGGGCGACCGGCGCTGGATCCCCGATACTTGGGGCGCCGACATGCGCGAGAAGGCGTCGGCCTGGGCGGCGGAGAACGGTATCCCGCTGGCGTTGCAGAACGTGCGGACGCGGCGGCTGCGGTGGACGCACATCATCGGCGACACGGTGGTGTGGGATCGGTGGAGCGAATACGGGTCGATGACCTTGGTTCCGTTCTTCCCCTACTTCCGCCGCGGCATCACGCAGGGGATGGTCGAGCCGCTGCTGTCGGTGCAGGACGAGATCAACGTCCGCCGTGCCGCCCGCCTGAACATGGTGATGCGGGCGTCGAACAACGGCTGGAAGGTCGAGCGCGGGAGCCTGACGCCGCAGGAGAAGCGAAACCTGGAGGTGAACGGCGGCCGCGCCGGCTTTGTTCTGGAGTACGACCGCAAGGGCGGCACGCTGATGGAGCCCCAGCAGATCACGCCGCAACAGTCGCCGGTGTCGATCAAGGAGCTTGAGGCCGAGGCCGAAAGCGACATGCAGGAGATCGCCGGCATCAACCGTGCGGCGCTGGGGCAGAGCGAGGGGGCGAACACCTCCGGCCGGGCGGTGCTGGCGCGGCAGCAGCAGACGGTGATCGGGCTGGAGCAATTCCGGTCCAACTGGAAGCGCAGCGTGCGGATGACCGGCGCGCGGATGACCGCGGTGGTGCAGGACTTCTACACCCAGCCGCGGCTGCTGCGGATCCTGGGGAAGAACGACAGCAACCCGATGGAGATGATGATCAACGTCCGCGCCGCGGATGGCGTCATCAACGACGTGACCCAGGGCCGCTACAGCATGGTCGTGGATGAGACCTCGCTGACGGATGCGTTCCTGGATGCGCAGTTCAACGAGCTCATCACGATGATGCAGCAGGGGCTTCCGATCCCGCCGGAGTTCCTGATCGACGCATCCTCGATCGGCCGGAAGGAGGAGCTTCGCGTGGCGCTGGCGCAGGCCGCCGCCGCCGGTGTGCCGCCGGGTGGTGCAACTCCCGGTGGAGCGCCCGACGGCAAGGGCGAGGCCGCGCCGGCGCCGCCGCAGCCGGGGCTTCCGCAGGGCCCAGCCGTGATGTCGAGCCCGCCCGCGCCGCGCCTGCCGCAGTAGGAGACGCCTAATGCTTCCTCTGATCCCCCTTGCGCTGTCGCTGGTCCCGGATCTGGCGAGGGCGATCGCCGGCGACACCGCCGGAAAGGTGGCTGAGGCCGCCGCCAGCGCCGTTGCGGCCGTGACCGGCACCGATGACCCTTCCGAGGCCCGGAACCGGCTGGACGGCGATCCTGCGCTGGCTGCGCAGGTGCGTATTCGCCTCGCGGAGATTGCCGCCGAGCAGGCGCGCGCCGAGCGCCAGGCCGACCTGGAGGAACAGCGCGCCATGCTCGCCGACGTGCAGAGCGCGCGGGCGCAGACCGTGGCGCTGGCGCAGGCCGGGAGCGCGGTGCAATGGGCCCCGGTGATCGTCAGCATCGTGGTGCTGGCGGCGTTCGCTGGGATGGGCTGGGCGATCCTCGGCAAGGCCGTGCCGGCGGAGAACAAGGAGGCGGCACTGCTGATGCTCGGCAACCTGTCAAGCTTCGCCGGCATGGCGGTGGCCTACTGGCTCGGCAGCTCGGCCGGGTCGGCGCGCAAGGACATGCGGGCCATGGCGACGGGGACGCGCTGATGCTCATCAACCCCGGGCACAACTGGGTTCCGATCCTCGGCACCGGCGTGATGTATCGCCATGCCGGGATGCCGCTGCATCACGTCGCCGACGAGGTGCTTGGCAAGCGGCTGCGCCCGGATCTCGACATGGCCTGCGACGATGAGCCGTGGATCGCGTGCGTGTGCTTCGCGGGTGGTCGCATCGCCATCGTGCCGCGGTCGCCGCAGATGCGGCCGCTCCCGCCCGACCTGCTGCAGAAGATGGTGGACGTGGCGATCCTGGCGAACCGCGAGCTTCATCATGGCGGGCATTGGGTGTTCGCGGTGGCGGCCGGGGAATTGAATGCGATCTGGCGCGACTGGGCGGGCGACATGCACCTGACCCAAGCGTGGCCGGATACGTGGGCGCGGCGGAAGGACATCCCGCGCGAGGAATGGGTGGAGGTTCTGGAAGCCTGCTGGACCACTTGGGATCTCAAGGTCCGCGGCATCCGCAACCCCGCCGCACAGATCATGCGCGCCCAGGGCGAACGGTCGAAGGGACCGGGGGGCGCATAACGGTTCGCTGCCAGCGAGCGAAATCGCTGGGCCGCCGCCGGGCTACGGGCGCTTCCGCAACCGACGCGATAGGACGGTAATCCACAATGTCTGGCTCCAACCTGGCCGTTGTCGAGCACCCGCTCGACGACGCAAATCTTCCTGCGACTTCCACCCCGGTCGACAACGCGCCGCCGATTGCGCAGCACTACGACGACCCCGACGACCAGGAGCGCCGCGACGCGCTTGCTGCCGTCGAGGCCGAGCGTAATGCCTCCGGCAGCGCCACCCCGCAGCAGACCCCGGCAGCGCCGGCCCCTGCCGCCGCACCTCCCGCGGCGAACGACGAGGTGATGATCCCCAAGGCCCGGTTCGATGAAATGGCCCGCCGGGTTCAGGCGGCCGAAACCGCGCTCGCCTACCGCGAAGGGCAGATCGCCCAGATGCAGCAGGGCGCGGCCGCACAGCCCTCGACCACCACCGAGCCTGCCACGCAGGCCAAGAGCCCCGATGAACTCGACGCCGAACAGGCGATCGCCATCGAGGAGGAGTGGAACAAGGCGTGGTCCGACTACGAGACGGGCGCGATCTCCGGCACCGAAAAAGGCGCCATCGAGGTCCAACTCCTGTCGCGCGTGATCTCCATGAACATGGGGCGCGTGCTGCGGGATCTCCAGAACTGGACTGTGCAGTTCGTGCAGTCGCAGGCCCCGGCGGTCGGTGTCGTCGACCAGGAAGTGATGCGGGCGCATGTCGAACGCCTCGAAGCCGAGCACCCGTGGTCGCGTGATCTCAACGAGAACGAGGTGCGCGCGCTTCTGAGCATGGCGCAAGCCGAAGCCCAGGCGCTCGGGCGGTCCTATCCCAAGGGCCCGACCGGCACCATGGCGCTGCAACGCCGCATCGCGGAACTCGCCTCGATCCACATGCCCCAGTGGCGCCAGGGCCAGGAGCCCCCTGCCTCCGCGCAGCCCGCTGCGCAACCGACTGCCGCGTCCGGACGCCGCACGTCTCCGACCGCCCCGACCCGGGACGACATCACGGAGGCCATGCGCCGGCGGGACGCACTCCCCCCCAACTCCCCCGGTTCGCACGGCGAAAACTCCGGGCCAGTCACCCTCGATCGCATCAACACGATGACAGACGAGGAAATCGACCGACTGCCCGCTGTCGAACGCCGTCGCCTGCTGGGGATCCAATCCTGAAAGGATTTCCCCCCCCGATGCCTGCCACCGATTTTGCTGCCCTGTCCGACGCTCAGAAGCGGCTGTGGATGTCCGAGATCATCTCGGCCGGCCGCGACGAGAGCTTCTTCGAGAGCAACGGCATGATCTCGACGGCGATGAACTCGCCGATCCAGCTCATCACCGAGATGACCGAGACCGAGCGCGGCTCGGAGTGCGTCATGCAGCTCGTCAACGATATGTCGTCCGATGGCGTCGTCGGCGACAACATCCTCGAAGGCAACGAGGACGTGCTGTACAACGACAGCACGGTGATCCGCCTCGACCAGTTGCGCAACGCGTTGCGCCACAAGGGCAAGATGAGCGAGCAGCGCACCGTGCTGCGGTTCCGCACCCTGTCGCGCGAGAAGCTGGGCTTCTGGCTGGCCGAGAAAACCGACGAACTGTTCTTCCTGACCCTGGCGGGCATGGACTACAGCAAGAAGCTGGACAACTCGACCCGTTCGAGCAGCCAGCTTCCGAGCCTGGCGTTCAACGCCGACGTGACGGCGCCCTCGACCGGCCGCAAGAAGTTCGCCGGCACCGCGACGGCGACCACCAACATCACCACGGGCGACACCGTGACGTGGAACGCGGTGGTCACGATGCAGTCGTACGCCAAGCGGAAGAAGATCCGTCCGATCCGCGGCGGCGGGCGCGACCACTACATCCTGCTGCTGGGCCCGGAGGGGATGCGCGATCTGAAGAAGGATACCACGTACCAGACCAACGTGGGCCGTGCCGCGTCGCGCGGGCCGGACAAC